TATAACGAAATGTTGGAGCATAGTTAAAATGAATTTCTTTGAAAACGCATTATGCGACTTAATCGACTTAGAACAAGAACTAACGGCTGCGTGGGTTGACGTTGCCAATGGCGACGCACCACAACAGGAGGTGACCGATAAAATACATGAACTGCGGGACATCATCGAGGAGTTCAAAAAAATTCATGTTGGACTGGTCAAACAAGACCGACTGTTGAACGAACTAGCGGAGATTCAATTATGACAGACCTTGAAATGCTAAACTACATGGAGGAGGCTCGTCAGAGCCTCTACATCGCAGGGTTCGCCCTGGTGATGGGATTTGGAGGATTCTTGGCTTGGTTGTTTGGCCTAGATGATTAACACCACACTGATGAGGTCAGCGTAAGCTACTGACCGAAACTGGCAGGGTATCCCTCGCTCTGTCAGTCTGTGGAAGCTATCAGAATAGGTCTGAGACGCATTCTAAAGCCCTGTGAGCGACGTTCGTTGACAGGGTAATACCAACCTACTGGAGAATTAAATGAAATACTTTACAGATCAAGAAATAATTGAGGCGTTAGAAGTTGCCGCAACAGCGAGCGAAGGAACAACTAACTGCGATATGATCCATCTTGCGATTGAAAGAATTAATCAAAAGAATAGACAGCTCGATCACTTGCGTGCGAGACTGAGTGTTGCCGCTAATATCATAGGGCATAACACAATATCGGAGGCAATGGATTATGAGTGATTATGGGAAAATCTTTATTGAGATTGAAGACACCAAGGATAAAGTCTGGGACGCAATGATGGCTGTGCATAACATCACACCACTGGAAGATGATGAACATTTGCAGACTGCGACAGAGCATCTTGACTTAGCTTTCTCTGCGCTATGCCGGGAGCTAGAGAAGCAAGAGGAGTTACACGGCAAAGAGTGGGACACCGCAATAGGAGATTATTAAATGTCTACTTATAATCAATGGCCTCAAGAGAAAGTTGATACCTTAATCAAATTGTACCTTGAAAAAGTTCCTCTCAAAGAGATGGCAATGCGGATGGGTATATCGTATGGGGCAACAAAAGCAATGCTGACGGCTTTACGTCATCGAGGGTATGACATACCTTTGCGTGACCAGAAACGAGCGCAAGCCAGACGAAGGGCAACGCTGCTGAGTGGTGAGCGAGTTGTCACTGAGTTTGACATTGAGTATCACGGGATAATACCATGTGGTCACTGGATGATAACCAAACCTTGGAAGAAGGCATCGTAATTATGTGTGGTGGAATATATGAAGAGGATTTTGAGTATATTCCAAGGACGGAAAAGCAAGTTCCCAAGAAAGGCGAACATAGTGGTGTGGAATCTGGCAACGGAGGGATGAACGATCTAAAGTTCACTACCGCAGAAGATTTTATTAAGGAACAGGACAATTACTATTATCCGGGCAGTGACCCGCAGGAGTAAGACAATGAGTGAAATACTTTTAGTGTTTGTGATTACAGGGTTTGAACCCTCTGTATCAGATAAAGTCTTTGAATCATTTGATGAGTGTGCAAAATTTGTAAATACAATTGCACAGCAGGATGTGGTCAACAGTGATTACGGGTTTCAATTCTTATCTATTGACGGACTGTTAGTATCAGGTCAATGTGTTGCCAAAGAGGATTATCAATTATGAGTACCCCCAAATGTGATTTCTGCGGCAGCAAAGCAGATGTAAAGGAAGGTAACAAGCCTACATACTTTTGTGCCAAGTGTTGGGTAAGGCAGTATGGAAAGAGACCTGTGCATGGTGAGTATAAAAAACGGAGGACTTGACAAGAAGTGGCATTGTGTGATACCCTCGGGCTATTGGAGTATAATCAACCCTTGGGGTAAATCATGCGTTGTCAAGCCTGTAACAAAATCTTGAGTGATTTTGAATCAACAAGAAAATCAGCAACTTACGAAGACTTTTTAGACCTTTGTAACGATTGCTACGGGACAATCAAGCAAGATGTCAAAGCACTGGAGAGACATGACTTGATGTCGATTGATGACATCATTGACATTGATGACGATCTGTGCTAAGATATTTACTAAGTTATTAACTGAGCATATAAATATTAATATTATTCTTAGTTATCTCTTTAGAGGATTTAGTTATGGACAAAGTAATGTTTGAGTACGACGCAGAATTTGAACAGGCGTTGTTGGAGATGCAAGAGCATGATGCTTGCGTTGCAATGTGCGAAGTGATCTACAAACATGGATTGTTGAAAACACTGAGCCGTCTTGCTGACTATTGCAAAGACGAGAAAGAGTCGTATGCACTCAGGATGTTGAGCAAAATGTACAAGGAGAATGAACTTGCCTTTTGTAAAGACGCACCAACCATGCAATGATTGCGGCTCAAGTGATGCGCTGTCTTACAACGAAGATGGCTCATCATTTTGTTTTAACTGCGAAGCATTTACGCAGTCGAAAGACTACACACCGAAGGAGACTCAGGTGGAAGCAAAGAAATTAGATACAGACGTGCGTGACTCGTTTGACCATGCTCAGTATCGAACGATATTAGATCGGGGTATCAACTCCGAAACAGCCAAGGCATACAAGTGTTTGTTTGATGGTACGGAATACAAGTTTGGCTACACTGACGGTAACGGTAACGTCGTTGCAACCAAGACACGGACACCAAACAAGGACTTTTTTATCAACGGTGATTGGAAGTCAGCTCAGTTATTTGGACAACACCTGTTCAGCAAAGGCGGTAAGTACCTAACGATTGTTGAAGGTGAGTTCGATGCAATGGCGGCGTACCAGATGACAGGTTCAAAGTTTCCTGTTGTTTCCATACGCAATGGTGCTACGTCTGCTGTCAAAGATGTGAAAGCACAGTACGAGTGGATTGATTCGTTCAATGAGATTGTGATTTGCTTTGATGGTGACGAAGCCGGGAAACGTGCTGCATCTCAAGTGGCTGAACTATTCGGTGCGAAAGCCAAGATGTTCAAGCACAAAGCAGAGATGAAAGATGCTTGTGATTATTTAAAAACCAAACAAGACTCACTGTTTCGTGATCTTTGGTGGCAGTCAGATCAACATGTACCTGATGGGATCATTGTGGGTTCGTCGTTACTTGAAGAAGTGCTACGTCCTATCGCACCGTCTGATTGTGACTACCCATTTGACGGGCTGAACAAACTCACATACGGAATACGAACTGGTGAACTGGTTACAATCACAGCAGGTTCAGGGCTTGGTAAGTCTCAGTTTGTGCGTGAGATTGTGTGGAATGTACTCAACAAGACAGAGGACAACCTTGGTCTGATGTTTCTTGAGGAGTCAGTGCGGAAGACAGCGTTGTCAATCATGTCGTTAGCAGCTAACAAACCACTACATTTGCCAGACAGCGACGCAACCTTGGAAGAAAAAGAAGATGCCTTCCTTGACACATTAGGCACTGATCGTATCTACCTGTTCGATCACTTTGGTAGTACAAGCGTTGATAATATCATCAACCGGGTGCGTTACTTGTCGAAGGGGCTAGGCTGTAAGTATATATTCCTAGACCACATCAGTATCGTTGTTTCCGCTCAGGCATCAGGCGACGAGCGTAAAGCAATTGATGAGATTATGACCAAACTACGCATGTTAGTACAAGAGACTGGTATTGCCTTGATCGTGGTGTCACACCTCAAACGTCCTGACTCCAAGGGACACGAGGAAGGTGCGGCTACGTCACTGGCTCAGTTACGGGGCTCAGGCTCTATTGCACAGCTCAGTGATATGGTGATAGGATTGGAACGGAATGGTCAGGCAGAGGACGAACAAGAACGGAACACTACCCGCGTGAGGGTGCTTAAGAACCGTTTTTCAGGGATAACTGGCCCTGCTTGTAGCCTTCTGTATACCCATAGTACCGGACGCATGAAAGAGATTGATGAGGAAGAACTATGAACGGTAAATGGACTCAAGAAAACTTTAGGGATTTGTAATGAAGGTATTGGTACTCGACATTGAGACCAACCTCGCACACGATACGATATGGTGTTGTGGGTGTAACTACGATGGTTACACTTCTGTGTACACAGATGCCAAGCATGTACAGTCCTTGATTGATAAGGCTGATGAAGTAGTAGGACATAACATCATCGGGTTTGACGGGCCAGTGCTGTCACGGGTTTGGGGAGTAAAGATTCCCCTCTCTAAAGTTCGTGACACTCTGGTCATGTCAAGATTATTGAATCCACAGCTTGATGGTGGGCATAGCCTACGTGCGTGGGGTGAACGTCTTGGTAATTTCAAAGATGACTTCACCGACTTTGACGGTGGATTGACAGAAGAGATGGCTGATTACTGTATGCAAGATGTTGAAGTAACAGTGTCTCTGTACGACAAACTCAGCAGAGAACTTAAAGATCAATTACAATCTTTAGAACTTGAACACAACATTGCTTACATTATGAAGAGGCAGGAAGACAATGGATTCAAACTCAATCTACAAGAAGCTGTCGCTTTATTGGCTCAACTTAAGGATCGAATGTCTTTTATTGCTGACCACTTGCAAAATATATTTCCTCCGATTGTGGAAGAGCGTTGGTCAGAGAAGACAGGCAAGAGACTCAAAGACGGGGTTACCGTATTCAATGTGGGGTCAAGACAACAAATCGCACAAAGGCTTCAAGACCGTGGTGTCAAGTTTACTAAGAAAACTGAGAAAGGTAATATCATAGTTGACGAAGGTACACTCAAAGAGATTGATCTACCTGAAGCACAATTGATCGCTGAGTATTTGATGTTACAGAAACGTGTTGGTCTACTGGACTCATGGATTGAGAGCGTCAAGGACGACGGTAGGGTACATGGACGAGTGATTACTAACGGTGCTGTGACTGGACGCATGACGCATCAGAAACCAAACATGGGACAAATCCCTAGTGTCAACAGTGAGTATGGTAGTGACTGCCGTAAGTTATGGACTGTCGATGACGGTAATGTACTGGTTGGTACTGACCTTGCAGGTATCGAGCTACGTTGTCTTGCACATTACATGCAGGATGATGACTGGACAGAGGAGTTGTTGAATGGTGACATCCATCAGAAGAACGCAGATGCCGCAGGTATTACAAGACCGCAAGCTAAGACTCTTATCTATGCTACCTTATACGGAGCAGGGCCAAGTAAAATTGGTAGTATTGTTGGGGGCGGTGCGAAAGAAGGGCAAAAAGTGTTGTCTCGCTTTTATGCTAACACCCCTGCGCTATCAAGGCTTATGGAAAAGGTTAAGAAAGTGGCAAGCAAAGGGTACGTGCCAGGGTTGGATGGTAGAAGAATCATTGTTCGATCTGAGCACGCCGCACTCAACAGCCTCCTTCAAGGTTGCGGGGCTATTATTGCAAAGCAATGGTGTATCGAAGCGCACCAGACCTTTAAGCATCAAAGAACACCAGTACGG